CGACCAGCGATTCGACGACACCGAGTGACAGCAACGCGAAGGATGCGAGCCGTTGTTCCTCGCTGCCGGAGTGCGCCAAGAGCGCTTCGATCTCAACCCGCTGTTTCATGGCTCGCTTCCATTTGGGAAGAATTTCACCCCGGCGACTTGCCCGGAGGGGTGTTCAAAATAGTGCACGTCACCACCGACCCCGTTACCCGGCTAGGATGCGGTTCCTCTGGTTGGTCGACCTTCAGGTCGGCCCCTGCTGCGTCGGTCGGCCTGAAGGCCGACCTACACCAAGGAGTCGCCAGTCTTCTACCGGAGCCAGGAAGCTGCCCAGCGACATGGGTCGGAGCGGTATCGATTCCGGTGCCTGCGATGGCACTGGCGGGTAGACGCGCACGATGTACTCGAGGCCCCTGCGCACGACCTCGGCAAGCGAGATCTCCCGCTCCCACGCGACGCGCTGGGCCTCCCGGTAGGGTTCGTCAGGGAGTTGGATTTTGGTCTTGATCATGGTGGGAAAATAGCACCATGGGGGACTCGTATCAAACCCGGATCGTTCACGAGGGCAAACTGGAGGCCGAGGCTTTACCGTGAAAGTGCGTAGTCAGGCCATCCGGGCCTGACGGCGTCGGGACTGGAACGGTCAGGGCTGGAAGCCCTGACTACGCAGCGGTCGAGCAGACTTTCATGTTCCGGGGTGGCGCGGGCGCCATGGTCGTTAGCCGGTCGACCTCAGGAAATCACCTGGGGTTGAGCCTCGCCGCGCGGCGGCAGCCAGCGCAGCAGGGTGGCGAAGAGTTGCTCGGGCTCCACGGGTTTGGCGAGGACGTCGTTCATCCCCGCCGCCAGGCACCGTGCCCGGTCCTCGGTGAAGGCGTTGGCGGTGATGGCGAGGATGGGCAGCAAGGCTTTGCCGGGCAGGGTGCGGATGGCGCGGGTGGCTTCGAGCCCGTCCATGAGCGGCATCTGCATGTCCATCAACACCAGGTCGTAGGGGGCGCTACGGACCCGCTCCAGCGCTTGTCGGCCGTCCCCCGCGAGTTCCACGTGCAATCCCACGTCGCTCAGCAGATCCATGGCGACGGCTTGGTTGACCGGCTCGTCTTCCGCGAGCAGGATGCGGGCGCCCCGATAGCGGCGGGCGAGGATCTGCTCGGCGCTTTCCGCCTCCGGCAGCGCGCGTCCGGTTGGCACCGCGGCGGCCTCCCGATCGGCGCGCTCCAGCCGATCCGCAGCAGGATGCCGGTCGGCGCGTCCGCCGCGACTCGGGCGCGCACCCGGATCGCTCCCCGGTCGGAGAACTTGATGGCATTGGTGATGTAGTTCGACGCCATCTGGCCCAGGCGCGTCGGGTCGCCGCGCAGTCGGGCCGGGACGTTCGGGTCGATCTCGACCGCCAACCGCAGGCCCTTCGCCGCCACCCGTTCGCTCAGCAGCGCGGCCGTCTGGTCCAGGACCTGCTCCACTGAAAGCTCCCCTCGCTCCAGACCGAGGCACTCGGCCTCGATCTTGGAGAGGTCCAGGATGTCGTTGAGGAGGCGCAGGAGGCTCTGAGCGGCGTCGGCCACCTTGGCCAGCCGCTCCCGGGCTTTGGGCGCGACGATCTCGCGCTGCAGCAGATGGGTGAGTCCGAGGATGGCGTTCATCGGTGTGCGGATCTCGTGGCTCATGTTCGCCAGGAAGGCGCTCTTGGCCCGATTGCCGGCTTCCGCCGCCTCCTTGGCGGCGGCCAGTGCGGCTTCGGCGCGGCGCCGCATCACGATGCGCCAGAGGTCGTCGGCGATCAGCTGCAGCTCGTGTTCGTCCGACGCGTCGTAGTCGGTCGGCTTGTTGCCGACGCCGATCAGCACCCGGACCTTATCGCCTTCGACGACCGGCACCCCCAGATGGCGGATCAGGTGCGCGTGGCCCGCCGGATAGCCGCAGCGGTTCGGCAGATGCTGGTAGTCGTTGTGGACGACCGGGCGGCGCAACCGCACCGTATCGGCCCAGACGCCGGCCATCGATATCGGGTAGTGGCTTTGGTGCACGGCGGTGCAGTGCTTCAGGGTCTCGGCCGACCAGGAGTGAAGCTCAATGGTCTCCTGATCGTTGTTGACGAAATGGACGTAGCCGATATGACTGCCGGTGAGTCGCACGGCTTCCTCGGCGCCGCGCCGCAGCAGCGCGCGCTCGTCCATGGTGTCGGCCTGCTGGCTCATCTCGAACATGGCCTTGAGTCGCAGGTCGCTGATCAGCAATTGTGAGCGCACGCGCGATATTTGGAGGGGGCCGCGCGCGATATTTGCCGGACAACACCGGATTAGAGCGGATATCGGCGGACCGATTGCGGTAACGAGTACCGCAGGGCGCAAACGCGTGGGTCGGCGCTGCGTGGTCGATTCGGTGCGCTTCCGGAGGTCGGCGGTGGGGTGACGAGACGGGGGAAACCCGATCGGTTACGCCCGGCGCTTGGCTTCCTTTTTGAACTGCTGGATGGCCTGCTCCAACTCGGCTAAGCGTTGCGCGTCCGTAGCGCGAGAGAGGGCATCCGCAATGATCGCTTCCGAGTGATCCGGGTCGATCTGGTCCAGTAGTCCCGCCAGAGCGGCCAGCCGACGACCAAATTCTTTACGTGCCGGCGGCTGCGCCGAGGTCGGCAACTCCTCTCCACCACTCTCCTCCGCTACCGCGTCCGCCCGCGCCTCGTCAACTGCGGCGGCGGGCGCTGCGCGCGACATCTCCCCGATGCCGGTCAGCAACCAGTCGACGCTAATTGATCGTAAGTTGGCGACGCCAATAATCCGGTCCCACGGCACCTTCCCGCGGCCTTTACGCTGCGAAAAATCACTCGTCGATATCCCAAGGAGCCGCGCCAAGTCAGCATCATGGCGCACGCCGACCGCGCGCGCCAGCCGTTCCATGACTTGCTCGAATGCTTGCTCTGACGCGTTCACTTTTTTTACGCAACCCCCTTGCGCCGTTTTTTTTTTAGCACATACTATGCACATCATGAGTGCAAACGAATCATATGTCATCCGCAGATGTCCGCCCGGTGTGTCAGAAAAATCTGACTCCGTAATGCGGGCTATTCGCGCGGCCCTGGTGGCTGACGGGACATCGTTCCGCGGCTGGGTCTATCGCTGGGCAAAGACGACCGGGCGCTCTCCGGCGGCTGCCTACCAGACTGCGCGATCCACCATCAACCGGCGCCTGGAGCGCGGCCTAGCCCCCGCAGGCTCGGAGGGCCAGGCGATTACAGAGGCGTTACGCCGCGAGCTGGGGGCGCACGTCGTGCCCTATCCGCGCCATCAACCAACCCCCGACCGGCCGCGCAAGGGGCGCGGACGGCGGTCAACACCGGCCGGCGTGCCGGCCGCTCCCGAGGACTGCAAGAGATGACGATGACGATGACGACGATGAAGGTGATGACCGATCGGCAGGGGTGCCTGCCCATTTACCCGGTCCGCTCGGGTCGGACGGTGCCGCGCGCGGCTGATCCGCGACGGCTGCACGAGCTGCTGCGCGGCAGTCCGGACGAACGCATGGGCCGCGTGATCGACGCCTGCGGCTGGCTGGCCCGCAACGGCTGCCAGGTGCTGGCGGCGCATGTGATCGACGGGCTGCCGCGGGTGTGCGCGGCGCCGCCGGTGCCGTTGACCGGGGCGATGCGACGCCGCACGGCGACCGAGACGGTGCTGGTGGGGATCGCCCGCGGGGTGCTGGTGGAGTGGAGGACGCCGCGATGAAAAAGGCGCAGCAATTGAAGACGACCCCGGTGCCGGCGATTCCGGTACCGGCGACCCCGGTGACCGCGCCCACGCATGAGCAGTTGACCGCGTTGGCGCAGGAATATGCCAGCGCGGTGATTTCCCGACAGGCGGTGGTGGGGGCGCTACGGCGCCGCCTGGCGGACGTGGCCGCCGAGATGACGGCGACGGTGAGCGCGGCGGTGGCCGCGGAGCGCGATTGCCGGGATGCGCTGGAGACGGCGGTCGAGGACGCCGCGGTGCTGTTCGTGAAGCCGCGCACGCGCACGGTCTGCGGTATCCGGTACGGCTGGACGAAGGGGAAAGCCCGCATCGAGATACCGGACGAGGACGAGACGGTTAAGCGCATCGAGCGGCTGCTGCCCGAAGAGCAGCAAGTGCTGCTGTTGCGCCGCACCGTGAAGGTCGACCGCACCGCGGTGAAGGATCTGACCACGGCCGATCTGCGCCGCCTGGCCATCGTGCAGCACCCGGGGGAGGACGCGGTGACGGTGAAAGTGGCGGAGGACGCGGTCGCCGCGCTGGTGGACACCTTGCTGGCCGACGCCGGGACGGCCGGGGGGGTGGCATGAGCGCCGCGGTGGAATCGGCCGGGCGGGTGCTGGACGTGCTGGACCTGCTGCTGCGCGCCGACTTCGCCTACGGCATCGCCCCCGGCGACATCGTGCGCGAGCTCAAGCTGAGCCCCTCGGCGGTGACCCGCTACGTGGCGACGCTGGAGGGGCGCGACATGCTGGAGCGCATCCCCGAGACCGGCCGGCTGCGCCCGGCGCTGCGCCTGGTGACACGGCTGGCGGCGATCGTCGCCAGCCTGGACGCGGCCGAGCGGCGGATGCGCGAGCTGGCCACGCGGATCAACACCCTCTAACCCCCGGAGTACCCCATGGGCAGACCAGTACGAGAGACCACCAGCCTGGTGCCGCTGGACGCGGACGCCGAGGCGCGCGGCGTGGCGGTGGTGCGGGAGATGAGCGACGCGTCCGATGCGATGCGGGAGATCGAGGGCAACTATGTCGCGGAACGGGATCTAGCGAATCAGCTCATCGGGCGGGTGCAGGCGGCACGGGCGATAGCTGAATTTTCCATCACCGTCGGGACTTCTCAGTTGGCGCACGTCAAGGAAAACAAGCTCTACCGCGCAATCCGCGGTCGGAAAAGCCCAGACGGTCGGGAGTTTTCGGGGACCTGGCAGGAGTTCTGTCAGAGCGTCGGCGTCAGCTTGACGAAGGCCGACGAAGACATCCAAAACTATCACGCCTTCGGCGAAGCCGCCCTCGACTCCATGCGCACCGTGGGCCTGACCTACCAGCAGCTACGCGCCCTACGCCGCCTCCCCGACGACGACCGCTCGGCCCTGGCCGCCGTGGCCGGCGACCATGACAGCCTCCTCGATCTCGCGGAGCAACTCATCGCCCGCCAAGCGGCGGAGAAAGCCGCGGCAGCCGAGCGCATCGCGGCGGCCGAGGAAGACAAGGCCGCCATTGTGCGGGTGCTGGCCGACAAATCGGCCCAGCTCGACCGCGCACAGACCGACCTGGAGAAGGCCCAGGCCAAGCTGCGCGGCGAGAGCCAGCAGCCGCCCGACGCCGTGCGCGCCGAACTGGCGGGCGAAGTGATGCGCTGCGCGGCGCACGCGCAGATGGCGCTGTCCGCGCACCTCTATCACGCCATCGAGGCGTTGCGGGCGCACGAAGAACGCCATCTGTTCGAGACCGGCCACCCGGAAGACTCCAGCAACCTCCTCGCCGGGGCCCTGGGCCAAGTGGCCGCCGCGGTCGATCACCTGCGGCACCTGTACAACGTGCCCTTGGAGCCGACCGGGCGCTACCCGATGGCCCAGGTGTGGGACGCCCTGGACGCGGACGCGCAACTGACCCCCGAGGCGCGCGCGGCAGCCGAGCAGGACAAGGCGGATGCCATCATCGACATGGCGCGGGATGGCGGCCATAGCGATGCCGACATCGCCAAGATGCACAAGGCGGCCTGGGCCGCCAGTCGCTACGGCCAGGCCGCCGCGGTGGAGCCGCAACCGCAACCCGCCCCCGCGGTCGGCCGCCGCCGCACCGCGCCGCCGCCGCCGCTGGCGGTGGTGAAGGGGGACGGGCTGGACGCGTTTTTCGATCATGATCCCGACGCCAAATGATCATGCCCACCCCCGAGCAAACGCGCATCGCCATTGCCACCGCCGCCGCGCTCGACCGCGCGGCGCGCGGCACCGGCACGGCCCTGGTCGGCGTCGCGGCGGCGCAGGCCGGATGCAGCGTGCAGACGCTCTACACCTGGATGCGCCCCTACCGCACCACGGCGCGCAAGCGCCGCTGTGACTATGTGGCCGGCACCGTGCCGGCCGCCGCCCCAGCGGATGAGTTGATCCTGTCCCGCGCCGAGGCCGACCTGATCGCCGCGGCGATGGTGGAGAGCACGCGGGCCAACGCCAAGCAGATCCTTAGCCTCAAGCGGGCGGTGGCGACGCTGCGCCGCGACGGGCACATCGTGGCCGCGCCGGTGGACCCGACGACCGGCGAACTCGGCCAGCCGCTCAGCGACAGCGCGATCAGCCGCGCGCTGTATCGCTACGGCTGTCACCCGGCGCAACTCACCCGGCCGACCGCGCACCAGCCCAAGCGCAGCCTGCACCCGAATCACGAATGGCAGGTGGATGCATCGGTGTGCGTCGTCTACTACCTCCCAGGCGGCGGCACCGGCATCGTCGAGACCGACCAGGCGGTGCACTACAAGAACAAGCCCGACAACGTGGCCGCCATCGAGCGCTTTCGCGTGATCCGCTACGTGCTTACCGACCACACCACGGGCTATGTGCGCTGGCGGTATTACCCCCACGCCGAGAGCGGGGCGCATACGGTGGCATTTTTGGCCTGGGCCATGGCGCCCAAGCCCGACGTGCTCACCGACCCCTTCCAGGGCGCGCCAACCCAGTTGGTGGTCGATCCGGGCGCCACGGCCAGCGGCACGGTGCAGCGGTTCTGCGACCGGTTGCAGGTCGAATTGATCGTCACCCGGCGCAAGAACCCGCGCGCGAAGGGCAGCGTGGAGAACGCCAACAACCTGGTCGAGACCTATTTCGAGAGCGGCCTGCGCTACCAGCGTCAGCGGGTCACCGACTTCGGCGACCTCAACCGCCTGGCTGCCCAAGCCCAGGCCGAATTCAACGCGACCCAGATCCACACCCGCCACGGCCGCACCCGAATGGCCGCCTGGCTGACCATCGCGCCGGGCCAATTGCGCCTGACGCAAGACGAGCGCGCCCTGCGCGCGCTGGCCACCGAGAGTCCGGCCAAGCCCAAGGTCCGCGGCGACCTGACCATCGCCTACAAGCGCGGCGACATCGCGCACTGGAAGGTGGACCGCGTGCCCGGCGCCAACGTCGGCGACACCCTCGCGGTGTTGTGGTCGCCCCTGCTCGGGGCCGATGGCCAGGGCCAAGCCGTCGCGGTCACCACCGACCCGGCGACCGGCCGCGAGACCTATCACCCCCTCGAGCCGGTGCGGCTCGACGACTGGGGGTTCCAGGCCGACGCCCCGGTGTCGGGCGAGCGCTATGCGCGCCATGCCGATACCGCCGTGGAGCGTACCGCCAAGCGGCTCACGCGGCTGGCGTCGGGCACGACGACCGAAGGGGCGGACGAGACCGCGCGGCGCCATGCGGACTTCCGGCCGCTCGCCCATCTGGATGAGGGGCGCGGGTTCAATCCCTTCCGGGCGGCCGAAGAGGCCGCGGCCAACCCGGTCAGCTACCTGCCGCGCCGCGGCGTGGAGCATCGCGCCGACGCCGCGCCCGCGGTGGCCGAGCGAGTGCTCGACCTGGTGGCCGCCGCGCAGGCGTTGCGCGCCGCGGTGGTCGGAGCGGGTGGGGATTGGGGGCCGGAGCGCTTTGCCTGGCTGGCCGCGCGCTACCCGGACGGCGTGCCGGAGGGCGCGGTGCGGGTGTTGGCGGAGGAATTACTGACCGCGGCGGCGCCGGTGGTGCAACCGGTGCGGCTGCGGGCGGTGTGAGGTGAGAGAGGAGAAGTGAGAAGTGAGAAGTGAGATGACGATGCAACCAGCGGAGACCACGACCATGAACCAACCCATCCACGACGGCATCGCCGCCATGGCCACCGACCTGCTGACGCTCGACGCGCTGATGGATGTGCTGTGCGACTACCGCCAGACGGTCGGGGGCGATTGCCCGATCGCCATCCAGTACGGCGACAGCGGCGGCTATGCGGTCGCGGCCGGGCTGATCCACGCCACCTACCTGGAGCAGCCCGAGGCGCCGCAGCCAGGCGTGGCGCCGCTGCTGCGCCTGGTCACGTTGGGCGCCGATCTGAGCGGCTACGCCGACCCGCCGCGCCTGGCGCTGTGCCTGCGGCCGCAGTGTCCGAGCGACAACGCCCTGGAGATCGCCCGATGAGCGACACCCCCGACACCACGGCCGCCCTGCAAGCCGCGGTCAACCTGGCCTTGGCCTACGACGACCTGCCCGAGCCCTGGTCCAGCCGGCTGCACGGGCTGTGCGACGCCTTTTGGAGAGCCTACGGCGACCTCCCCGGCACCACGGCACCGGGCGCTCCGTCGTGGGTGGTGGTGCCCCCGGCGCCCGCGCTGCCGCCGCTCCCGGAGCCGGGCAGCTACTGGTGGGAAACATGCAATTGAGCGCCGCCCCCCTCGCCGCCCTACTGCAACAGCACCGCCTCACCAGTCGGGCGCTGGCCCTGGCCCTGGGCCTGGCGCCCAGCAGCATCAGCCATTGGCTGCGCCAGGGGCGGCGTCCGCGCGCGGCGGACACCGCGGTGGTGGCCGCGTGGCTGATCGCCCAAGGGGTTCCGGCCGAGGCGGCATGGGCCTGGGATGCCGGGCAAAAAGAAGCCGGATCAGGCGTGCATTCCCGATCCGGCCAGTCCAGTGATGATGACGATACAGAGGACAACACGATGTTAATGCGTAGACAGCCGCTTGGCCAGGCCACCCGCGCCTGGTTTCAACTCACCTGCGATCCATTCAGCCGGGATCTGGAACGGCTGGAGGACGTGTTCGCGCCGCCGGACGCGCGCTATGTGACGCAATCCATGTGGAGCGCGGTGCGCGATGGCGGCCTGCTGGCCGTGGTCGGCGAGAGCGGCGCGGGCAAGACGACGCTGCTCGATGCCCTGGAGGAGCGCATCGTGCAGACCGCCGAGCCGGTGGTGCTGGTGCGCCCCGCGGTCGCCGGCATGGAAGCCAGCGAGGGGCGCGGCCAAGTGCTGCGGGTGGCGCATCTGCAAGAGGCGCTGATCCATGCCCTGGACCCGGCGGCGCGGCTGCGCCAAAGCCCGCAGGCACGCGCCGAGCAACTGCGCCGCGCCCTGATCGGGGCGCGCGAGGCCGGGCAGCGGGTGTGCCTGGCGATCGACGAGGCCCATGCCATGCCGCAGTCGACGCTGCGCCATCTCAAGCGCCTCTCCGAGATCAAGCGCGGCCTCACGCGGCTGCTGTCCATCATCATCCTCGGCCAGCCGGAGCTGGGCGTGCGCCTCTCGGAGCGCGCCCCGGAGCTGCGCGAAGTGGTACAGCGCTGTGCCGTCGTCACGCTGGATCCGCTCGACGATCGGCTGGAGGCGTATTACCAGCACAAGCTCAAGCCGGCCGGGGTCGATTTGGGCGCTATCGCCGACCGCGGGGCGCTCGATGCCATCCGCACCAAGTTGGGCATGGGGGTGAAGAACCAGCGCTCCCACGCCTACCCGCTGGCCGCCGGCAACTTGCTGGCGGCCTGTCTGAACCTGGCGGCCGACATCGGCCAGCCGGCCCCTATCACTGCCGCCACTGTCGGGAGGATTTGACCATGCCCAACCATCCCATGACGCCCGCCGAACTGCGCGCCGCCGCCGCCGGGCTGCGCGCCAGCGGCGACGCCCATAGCCGCGACAGCCAGTATGCCGACAGCGCCCAGGTGCGCGGCGGCGATCTGGACCGGGCCGCGCGCTGCTGGGCTGATGCCGCCGACCTGGAAGCGCTGGCCGAGCAGCTGGAGGCCGCGGCCGCGGACCTGAAGGCCGCCGCCCAGTCGCCGGCAGCGCTCCCCGTCGAGGCGGCGCCGGACCCCAAGGCGGCCGCCCAGATCAAGGCCATCAAGGCGCAGACCCGCCGTGAAGGCATCGACGAGGACACCCACCGCGCCATGGTCCGGCGGGTCAGTCGCGGCCGGTCCGAGCGGGTGCGCGACCTCACCGGCCCGGAGCGCCAGATGCTGCTGCGCGAGCTGGGCGGCAAGGACGGCGGGCCGCGGCGCGCGCGTACCCCGACCCCATCGCGGGCCGGGGACCCCAGCGCCGCGGCGATGGACCGCACCCAAATGCTCAAGCGCGCCGAGGAACTAATACGACAGCAAGACCTGCCATGGAGCTATGCCGAGGCCATCCTGCGCCGCCAGCGCGGGCTCGATCCGACCCCGCCCGGCGCGGTGCCGGTGGCCTGTCCGCTGGGCGCCGCGACCGAGCCCGAGTTGCGCGGCGTCATCGCCGCCCTCTACCGGCGCGCCAACCCCAGCGCCCCGCGGCGCGGAGGTGCAGCATGAGCGCCGGACCGATCGAGACGGCGCCCAGTCGCGCCATCCTGCTCAGTCGGCTGCTGCGCAAGATGGAGCCCGGCCATGAGCGGCTGTTTTTCGACGGCTGGCAAATCCAGCGCTTCGACGCCGAGCGCTGGCGCGTCTGCGCCGATGTGTTTGGCACCGTGCGGGCGTTCGAGGACGCGACGCCCCAGACGCTCAGCACCGTGCTGCGCACCGTGCTGGGGTCGACCGCGGCCCCGCCGGCCGCCGATGAGCTGATCCCCGGCGAGGCCCTCGCCGCGGCCCTGGTCGACCTGCTGGATTCCGGGCAATTGGTGGCGGAGGTGGTACAGCGCGAGCTGATCGCCCGCGGGATCACCGGCGGCGCAGTGCTGCACGCCTGCGCCTGCTGGGAGCGCTCGGCCCGCACCATGCTCGGGCTGATCGCCGGGGAGATCGGCGAGATCGGCAAGCCCGGTGCGGCGGCGCCGGCGGAGGTGCGCCATGCATAGCACCCCCTTCCCCTCCGACTACGAAGCGGTCCACGCCCCGGTCGGCGGCGGCGCCTGGGCGTGTGCCGACTGGCAGCCGCCGCCGGCGTTGTGCGCGCCGCCCGGTGCGCTGCCCAGTGCGGCGCCGGTCGGCGCGCTCAAGGCGCAGCTCAACCTCCCCGAGGCCCTGGTCGCCGCCCTGGCGGTGCGCTATCCGCCGGGCCAGTGCGGGGGCGTGATCAGCGAGCAGACCCGCCGCGCCCAGCGGGCCAGCGTCAACGGCATCGCCCGCGGCAGCGCGCGCGTGCGCCGACTCAACGGCCGGGACACCGCCGCCGGCCGACTGCGCGATTGGCTGGCGGCGCAGCCGCTGGGGGTGACCTTCACCACCGTCCGGATCCGCGTTAAGCTGAAAATCCAGCGCGACATCTTCAACAAGGAATTGAATCGCTACACCGACATTGGCGCCTTGGTCCGCACCTGGGGCTGGGTCGGCCCCCTGCCGAAATCGTTCGGCTACCACTACACGGTGGTGAAGCCGCAGCGGCTGCGGTTGCCGGAGAAGGGTGGGTTATGAGTCTGCAGGGCGACCTGCCGGCCGCCGCCGAGACGCTGGCCGACGAGCTGGGGCGCTGGCCCGAGCGGCTGGCCGAGATCTCGGATTGGCTGATCGACGAGATCACCGCCGCGCAGGTCGGTTTGGCGGCGCCCGTGGCGCGGCGCTTGGCGGTGCGGCTGACCACGCGGCTCGCGCAAGAACTGGGCGGGCAGCAATGGTATTGGCCGATGATCACCCGCATCGAGCGGCTGCTGCGCGATCAGTCGATCTGGGCGGAGCACGACGGCACGGTGGCTGGGCCGCATGGCATCGAGGCGCTGGCGCGGCGGCATGGGGTGTCGACGGTGCACATCTGGGCGGTGCTGCGCCGCGAGCGGGCGCGGCGTCGGCGGCGGGTGCGGCCGGAGTTGCCGGGGATACCGCCGGCGTCGTCGATGTAATCTCTCGGCTCAAAATTGAGCCGAGAGAATTCTGCGGAGTGAGTTGCAAAACGTGCCGCGGTGGTCTAGCGTAAGCCTGTCCCGACCGCAGTCGGGATCGGGTTTAGCAGCCTGACCACCGTTTTGCACGGGCCGCCGACGTGCGGCTTTTTCATGCCCCCTGTTTTGGCGGGGCGTGTAGGGGCACCCTCGGGTGCGCCGGGTCCCAAAACGGCCGGTCTGCTAACCCTGCACGTCCCGCCGCCCCCTCGTTTAGCAGCGAGCGCGGCGGTTATCCACCGTTTTGGAGACTGCCCATGGCCCTGTCTGCCGCCCTCGAACACCACCTCTCCGCGCTGCACGAGCTGCGTCTGTGCCTGCAATGCCTGGCCGACCTCACCAGCCCCGACCTACTGCGGGCGGACCGCCCCGACCCCGCGCTCGACCTGGTGACCCGCGAATCCCTGTGCGCGCTGTTCAGCGTCCTGGGGCGCGCGCACACCGCCGCCTACACCAACCTGGAGGCGGCGCTGACCGCCGGGAGTGACGTATGAATGATCTGATGGCCCTGACCGTCGTCAACACCAGCATCCGTCGCGATGCCCTGGGGCGCTATTGCCTGAACGATTTGCACCAGGCAGCGGTCGCCGCCGGGTACAATCAGCGCGCCACCGAACCCGGGCAGTTTTTCCGGTCGAAGCGGGTTCAGATGGTCTTTGATCGGTTGTGGGAGCCGTTCGGAGGGCGTCCGGAAACTACGGCAAATTGCCGTAGTTTAGGCGTCGTCGGTGAGGCGCAAACTAACGCAAATTGCGTTAGTTTAGCCATCGTGGGCGATGCGGAAACTACCCCAAGACGGGGTAGTTTAGCCGTCGCGGGCGATGCGGAAACTAACTCAATTTGGGGTAGTTTAGGCCCCGTCCCGATCATCACAATCGAGGGCCGTGCCGGCGGCACCTGGGTGGTCGAGCGCCTGCTTTACCACTACGCAAGCTGGGTCGATCCGCTGTTCTTGGACAAGGTGGTCAACGCGCTCGATCACGCCATCGCCGGCCGCCTCGCGAGCGCGGCCGCCCAGGATCGGTTCAGCGACCAACACGCCAACCAGGCGCAACGCTACTGGTTCGCCCGCTACCCGCGCTGGGCGCGGATCAACGCCGGGGCGCGCGTCGGGGAGCCCTACGCCAGCATCGCGCGCGCCTTGGGCTGCAAGCCGGCCAGCGTGGCGCGCGCCGTGCGCAGCCAAATCCGCATCGGGCTACTGCACCCGCGCGTGGTCGCGGTCGCCCAGTGCGGCCCGGCGCGGCGCGCGGCACAGCGGCTGATCCCCGGCTGGGGGCAGCAGTTGGCGCTTGATCTCTAGGGCCAGGCGGTTCTGGGCTCACTTTCGCTTACCGGGAACGGACTCCCGGAATCTTTCGTCTCCCCCTGCTAAACCCCTTTAGTCGCTGACCCTCATCCTGGGCGCCATCATGGCGCCCATGAGCTACGCCCTTTCCGCCCTCTCCAGAAAGCACCTCACCGGCGTCCACCCCGACCTGGTGCGCGTGGTCGAGCGCGCGATCACGCTGACCGACACCGATTTTCGCGTGCTGGAAGGGCGGCGCACGCGGGCCCGGCAGCAGCAGTTGGTGACCGCTGGGGCGAGCAAGACCCTGAAGTCGCGCCATCTGACCGGTCATGCGGTCGACCTCGGCGCCTTGGTCGGCGGGAAAATCCGCTGGGACTGGCCGCTCTATCACCGGATCAGCAAGGCGATGAAAGCCGCGGCAATCGAGCTCGGCGTTGCCGTGGTGTGGGGCGGGGATTGGAAAAGCTTCAAAGATGGCCCGCACTACGAGCTGGAGCGCCGCCGTTACCCCGTATGAGAAGTGAGAAGTGAGAAGTGAGAAGCGAGAAGCGAGAAGCGAGGGGGTGCCCTCTCTCTCTCCTCTCTCCTCACTCCTCTCCCCTAACACCTCTCCTATGTTTCCCTGGCCTCGCCGCGGCGGGGCTGTTGTTGTCACTCACCGTGAGATCGCTCGACTATGTTTGCTATCCCTCAACTCGCGGCGGCCGTGTCCGCCAATCGTTCGGTCATCAACTCCGCTGTGCTGCTGCTCGGCGCGCTCGCGGCCGGTCTGCGCGAGGCCATTGCGCAGCAAGACATGGCCAAGGTCCGTGAACTCGCGGACACGCTGGATGCGCAGACCGGCACCCTGGCCGCCGCTGTGGCTGCCAATACGGTCGCCGACCCGGTGGATGATCCCGTTGTCGATCCCGTTGTCGATCCCGTTGTCGATCCCGTTGTCGATCCCGTTGTCGATCCCGTTGTCGATCCCGTTGTCGATCCCGTGATCGATCCGGCCATCGACCCAGAGCATCCGGAGGCCTAAGTCATGGCGATGCCCCCGCTGCAGGTTCCGCAGGCGCTCCCGATCCCCGAGGCTGATCCGAAAGCCTGGTACAAAAGCCGGGGCATCGTCGGGGCGCTGATGGTGATGTTGGCCCAGTTGGGGGCCGGCATCGGGTATTCGGTGGATGCCGGGATGCTGACCGAGCTGGCCATGCAGGCGGTCACGCTGAGCGGCGGGCTGCTCGCCTTCGTCGGCCGGTTGCGCGCGGCGCAGCCGATCGCGCCGCTGGGAGGCTGAGATGCCCGGCGCGGAGTGGGTGAAGATCGCGTCGGACTGGTTGCAATTTGGCGTCGCCGGCGCGGCAGGCGGGGCGATTGCGATCTGGGCCTCGCTGGGGCGGCGCGACAGCTCGCTGGCATCCACCCTGGCGGCATTGCGGGCCGATCTGGATACCCGGCTGTCGAACGTGATGGAGCGCCTGACGCGCATCGAGGCGGGCGGTGTGCCGGCCGGGCAGTGCGCCTCGCACATCGCGCGCATTGTGGCGCTGGAGACCGCGGGGCGGACTGGCGTCACCCATGATGACATTGCGCGCGCCCATCATCGGATGGATGTGTTCGAAGGGCAGGTCGGGCGCATGACGGGTCTGCTCGAAGGCATTTCGCACTCCATGGATCGGTTGGAGACGCACATGATGCAGCACGGGCCGCGGGCGGGTGATTAGATGGCCACCCTGCCGCGGGACTATCGCGCGGCGTTGATCGAGGATCAGCGCCGCATTGTCTTGAACACCCTGCTGGGCGAGCCGGAGCAAACCGCCATGGTCGGGCGGCTGCGCGAGGCGTTGCGGGGATTGCGGCATCAGGTCAGTGCTGATCAGTTGACCGCGTTGCTGACCTGGCTCGACGAGGCCGGGCTGCTGACGCTGCTGGGCAGCGAGGTGCGGGTGGTGCGCCTGACGGTGCGCGGTGAGGACGTGGCGCGCGGGGATGCGAAGCACCCCGGCGTGGCGGATGCGTGGACCTGATGCCGTCCGTCTCCTGGTACGCCAAACTGCCGGAGGCGTTTCGCCGCGCCTTCGTGGATGAGGCCGCGGCGCGCGGCTGGGGCGATCTCGACGGCCTGGTGGCCTGGCTCCAGGGCGAGGGCTATGACATCCGGCGCTCCGCCGTGGGCGAGGCCGTCAAGAAGCTCCACGATGAGTACGATGAGACCATGTCGGAGATGCGCGCCATGGCGGAGTTGGCGCGGCAGATCACGGAGCAGGACAGCGACCCAACCGCCGCCTTGAACGATTTGGCCGGCCGGTTGATGACGGATCAGTTAGTGCGGGCCGCAAAGGAGTTGCGCGCGGCGGAAGACCTGGACATCAGTGACCGGATCAAGCTGCTGCAGAAGCTCGCGATGCCGATCACCCAGAGCCAGCGCGCGGCGGTCTACGCCCGGCGCTGGAGCCAGGAGCAGCGCCGCGAGGCGGAGGCCGCGGTGCGCGAGGCCGCGCTGGCCGCGGGGCTGGACGATGCCACGGCCGAGCGGGTCGCCTCCGGGGTGAAGATCTATCTGCCCGATAACGGCCGCCGCGGAGCGGGCGGTGGCTGACGCGGCGGTCGAGTTCCGCCCGCAACCGGGACCGCAGGAACAGTTCCTGTCGTCCGCGGCGGATATCTGCATTTATGGCGGCGCCGCCTATGGCGGCAAGACGTTCGCCCTCCTGCTGGAGGGCGCGCGCTTTTCCGGCGATGCCGACTTCGGTGGGGTGATCTTCCGGCGGACCGCGCCGCAGATCACGGCGGAGGGCGGTCTGTGGGATACGGCGGAGAAAATTTACCCCTTGCTGGGGGCCGAGCCGTATGGACAGAAGCAGTGGCGGTTCCCGTCCGGCGCCAAGCTCTCATTCAGCCACCTGCAGCACGAGAAAGACAAGTTCAGTTGGCAGGGCGCGCAGCTCCCGCTGATCGGCCTGGACGAGCTGACGCACTTCACCGAGGGCCAGTTCTGGTACCTGGTCAGCCGTAACCGCGACCCCTCCGGCACCGTCAAGCCCTACATCCGCGCCACGACCAACCCGGACCCGGACTCGTGGGTGGCGACGCTGATCGAATGGTGGATCGACCAGGACACCGGCTACGCCATCCCCGAGCGCTCGGGCGTCATCCGCTATGTGGCGCGCATCAATGATCAGTTGGAGTGGGCCGACACCGCGGCCGACCTCATTGCACGACATCCGGGGTGTCAGCCGCTGAGCCTGACCTTCGTCGCCAGCTCCTACAAGGACAACCCGCTGGGCCTGGCTGCCGATCCGGGCTACATGGCGCGCTTATCGAACCTGCCGAAGGTCGAGGCCGAACGCCTGAAGAATGGCAATTGGCTGATCCGCGCCGCGGCCGGCGATTATTTCCGCGAGTCCGACTTTCAATTTATTTACGCGACGGAGCTCCCGGCGCGGCGCCTGCGCGCGCGCTTCTGGGACCGTGCCGCGACGCTGCCCAGCGAAGCGAATCCGGATCCCGACTGGACGGCCGGCGTGCTGCTGTCGCTGGACCCCGATAGCGGCATGATCTATATCGAGCATGTCGACCGCTTCCGCGGCCGGCCCGGCACGGTGCAGGCGCGCATCCGGCTGCGGGCGGAAGAAGACGGCCACCCGACCGCGGTCGGGCTGTTCCGCGATCCGGGCCAGGCCGGTATCGCCGACGTGGATCATCTCATCCGGCGGCTGGCCGGCTACCGCACGATTGTGGTTCCGGAGACCACCTCGAAGGAGACCAAGGCCGGACCGCTCTCCAGCTATGCGGCCGGCGCCGGGCCGGGCCAGGGCAAGGTGTGCATCGTCCGCGGCGCCTGGAACGCGGCCTTGATCGCCGAGTTGGAAAATTTCCCGAAAGGCCGTCACGACGACCAGGTGGACGGCGCGGCCGGGGCCTTCAACTGGCTGGCCACGCAACTCGGCGCGGTCGACTACCGCTATCTGCCGGTGCCCTTGCCGCGCTTCGGCGCGCGACCCGCGCCGGGCGCCTTCCTGGGTGCGCCGCGCCGGGCGGCGGCCACCACCGTGCGCCCCGCGCGCCGAGGAGTTTACTGATGCCTGAGCAAGCCGGCCTGGTCGATGTGCGCGGCGAACCGCTGCGCCGGTCCCGTGCGGACCTGGAGCGGCCGATCGCGGTGGCGACGCTCACCGGCATTCATCAGGTGTTCAGCGGCGCGGTGTTCACCGGCGGGTTGGACCCCGAGCGCCTGGGGAGCCTGTTGCAGCAGGCCGATGCCGGGGAGGCCGAGGCCTACCTGTCGCTCGCCATCGAGATGGAACGGCGCGAGCCGGTCTACCGCTCGGTGCTCGGCACGCGCAAGCGGGCGGTGACCCGGCTGCCGGTCACGGTGGAGTCGGCGACCGATGCCGCTGCCGATGTCGCACTGGCCGATGAAATCCGCTCGCTGATTCGCGCGCCCGGCTTCAGCCGTGCGCGCGGGGATCTGCTCGATGGGCTGGGCAAAGGCTTTGCGGCAGTGGAAGTGGCCTGGGACACCCGCCGCGCGCCCTGGGTCCCGCGCGATCGGGTGGACTTCAAGACCGGGGCGAAGGTGCGCGGCTATCAGTGGATTGACCCCCGGTGGTTCCGCTATGACCGGCTATCCGGCCGCGAGCTGCGCCTGCTCACCGACACGGATCAATTGGACGGCATGGCGCTGCCGCCCTACCGCTACATCATCCACGAGCCCTATTTGATGAGCGGCCTGCCGCTGTGGGGCGGCCTGGCGCGCGTCGCGGCCGTGGCCTATATGGCCAAGAGCTTCAGCTTGGGTGATTGGCTGCGCTTCGCCGCGACCTACGGGATGCCGTTGCGCCTGGGGAAATACGGCGTCGCGGCCAAGGAGGAAGACATTGCGGTGCTGGCGCGCGCGGTCGCCAACCTCGGCACCGATTGGGGCGCGGTGGTGCCCGACTCGATGATCATCGAGCTGCTGCAAGCCGCCGGCAGCAGCGGCACCGGCGGCGCGGAGGTGTTCCGCGCGCTGGCGAACTGGGCCGATGAGGCGCTGTGCATCCTGGTGTTGGGGCAGACCGCCAGCACCAAGGGTACGCCCGGCAGCCTGGGCAATGACCAGGCGCGCGCCGACGTGCGCGAGGACATCCGCGATGCCGATGCGGCGGACCTCGCCGAGACCTTGAACCGGGATCTGGTCGGCGCCTATCTGGCGCTGAACCATGGCGCCATGGATCCGGACGCGGCGCCGCGCATCGTCATCGCCGAGCCGGATGCGGAGGACATCACGGCGCTGACCGACTCGCTGAAAGCGCTGGTGCCGCTGGGGATGCGGGTGGGTGCGAGCGTGGTGCGTGATCGGCTGGGCTGGCCCGACCCGGAGGACGGCGAGGAGGTGCTGGGCGCCGCGGCGGAGCCGGAGCCGGACCCCGACGCGCCGCCCCCGCGGCCGACGCCGGCGCTGAATCGCGCCGCCGGGCCGGCCGCGGCCGACGTGCCCGACGTGGACCCCGCGGTGCTGGCCCGCCTGAGCGCGCAGGGTCAGGACGCGCTGGGCGGGATGATCGCGCAGGTGCGCGCCATGCTGGCCGCCGCCGGCTCCATGGAGGAAGCGGCGGCGATGATCGAGGCGGCCTATCCGCAGCTGGATGCCGGGCCGCTGGCGGCGGCGCTAGCCGAGGCGCGCGCGGTGGCACATCTCGCCGGGCGGGCGGATGTGGTGGACGAGGCCGCGGCGACATGAGTACCGACGCTTGCGTGGGAAAAGACACGGTGCCGCCGCGGCGGCATACGCACGCGCGGGCCTGCTTTTGGTGTCGGCATTTCAGCGAGCGGGGCGGCCAATCGGCGTGCACCCATCCGGCCTATGGGGTGCCGACCCCCTGGCGCGAGGCGATCCGCGACGGCCAGCCGTGCGGTGGGGCGAATGCGCCGTTGTGGGTGGCGCGTCATGGCTGAGCCCTGGGTCGAAAAGCGCGAGATTGGGCCGTGCACGTTGTATTTGGGGGATTGCCGGGACATCGCCCCCCGCCTCGATGCGCCCGACCTGGTCTACACCTCGCCCCCGTATCTGAATCGCCGTACCTACGGCAAGGCGCGGATCGGTTGCTGGGATGATCTGGTGCCGCCGGCGATTGCCGCCATTCCGCGCAAACCGTCTACGCAACTGTTGATCAACCTGGGGCTGGTGCGCATCCACACGGTCGTCCCGTACTGGAACACGCTGATCGCGCGCCTGGCCGCCGATGGGGTCGGCTTGCGCGACTGGTATGTCTGGAACAAGCAAACCCCCATGCCCGGAAACTTCTCCGGCAGGTTGTGGCCGCAGCATGAGTTCATTTTCCATTTCGGTACGCAACCGGGCTATCTGCGCGCGACGGTGCCATGCAAAACAGCAGGTGCCGCTGCAAAAAAGAATGCCCACCGTTATCCGAACGGCAGCGTGAAACTGCGCTCGAACATGGAGCCGACACGACCCAACCGAGTCCTGGGGTCGGTGATCTGCGCAGAACCGGAGCAAGGGCGAATCCGATCGCACCATCCTGCCGTGCAATGCCAATCGGTGCCCAGTCAGTTGCTGGCCGCCTTCGCGCCGCAGCGCATACTAGATCCCTTCGTGGGCTCAGGCACCACGTGCGTGGCCGCCATGGCGCTGGGCATCGCATCCGTCGGCATAGAGATCGACCCCGCCTATTTCGCCGTCGCGTGCGAGCGCATCGCCCGCGCCTGGGCGGCCCACTCATGACCGACCCCCGCGCCCGCTACATCCGCGACCACGCCCCGACGTTGCTGTTGGTGCAAGCCAGCCGTGCCGAGCCCGGCGCCAAGCTGGATCTGGACGCCGCCATCCGCCACGCCGCCGCGCTCTATGACCGGCTCACCGTCGCCGGCTACACCGCCGACAGCCGCCCGGCCGCCGACACCGCGCGCGTCGCCAAGACCCGGTCTACCGTCGATCACCGGGCCGCCCTCAGTCCCGAGCAGGCGGCCGACTTCGACCGCTTCTATCAGGTCTATGGGGTGCTGAAGGGCAAGCAGCGCGCCGCCGCCCGCTGGGCGGAACTGGCGGCCGATGCGGCTTTGAGGCAGCGCATCATCAAGGCCGCCGCGCAGGACGCGGCGACCCCGCGGCCGGCCGATGCGGTGCGCAAGTACCCCGAAGGCTGGCTCAGTGAACGGCGCTGGGAGGATCAGCCGCTGTCCGGCGAGCCGGCCAGCGCCGATCCGGCCGCCGCGCGCGCGGCCGAGGTCCGCGAGCTACTGGCCGAACGGCGCACCGTGGCCGCCCTGTATCAGGCGCATCCGGACCCCGCGCTCGGCGTGCAGTTGGCCGGGCTGGACGCCAGCCTCGCCGCGTTGGGGGTGACGGCCGACCTGCGCGCCGTGGCCGCCGCCCGGTCCGTTCCCGCGGGCCTGACGCAGGTGGCGGCGCTGCTGGGGCGCGGGGTCATCGCCGCCGCCGGCACGCGGCCGGCGGAGGACCACGATGCCGCGTGACCCGGTGCGCTACGGGGATCTGCCGTTCGCCGAGGCGATTGCGTTCCTTACGGACAAGATCGACCTGGCCACGGAGCATTGGGACGACATCCGCGGCGAGGAGAACGACCATAGTTTCATCGTCGCCGGGGCGGCCAAGGCGGACCTGTTAGCCGATCTGCATGGGGCGGTGCTGAAGGGCCTGGCGCAGGGCACCACCATTGAGGAGTTCACCCGCGACTTCGAGGCCGCGGTGGCCACCCACGGCTGGACCGGCTGGACCGGCAGCGACACCGCGCAAGGCCGGGCCTGGCGCACCGCGACGATTTACGAGACCAATCTGCGCACCAGCTACCAAGCCGGGCGGCGGGCGCAGCATGTGGCAGGGGCGGCCCAGCGGCCGTACCTGCAATATCACCATGCCGATGGGTCGATCCATCCGCGGCCGTTGCATGTGAGTTGGAACGGCAAGATTCTCGCGGCCGATGATCCGTGGTGGGACAGCCATTACACGCCCAATGGCTGGCGCTGCCGGTGCTACATCACCAGCCTCGCCGACCGCGACCTCAAGCGCCTGGGCAAGACCGGCCCCGATCCCACCCCGGACGATGGCACCTACATCCACAAAGACCGCCAGGGCCGCGAGCACGTGCTGCCGGCGGGCATCGACTACGGGTGGGACCATGCGCCGGGAGCGACGCGCAACCTGGTCAAGGAGGTCCAGGCCAAGGCGGCGGGGCTGCCGGGGGGGATTGGGCGGGACCTGCGGGCGGACGTGGCGCGGTTAGACCGGCCCACCTTCGCGTTCTGGGGCGCGCGGCCAGGACTCGCGGACCTCCCGCCGGCCACTATCACCGCACTCAGTGGCGTCGAGTTCGGGGCTGATCTGACCCGCCCGCAGTTGGCGCTGCACGCCGATGCGTTGCTGCGGGGGTGGCAAGGCGGGGCCGGGCTCTACAACACAGACACCGGTTGGATGCTCGGCATCAATAAAACCAGTCGCAAGAAGATGGGAGATAACGCCGGCCAGGCCGCGGCAGACTCCAAGATTGTGGCCGGGTTAGGCGATGTGGTCCGCCATGCGGTGGTGGCTGAGCGTCATCCCGATACCGCGCACCACAACCCGTTGGTGAAGGCGATCCTGCGGCTCTACGCGCCGGTGACGATTGGTCGGAGCGCGTATCGCGTCAAGTTAACGGTGAAAGAGTATCAGGCGGGCGCCCCGATCCTGCATGCCCTGGAGTCGGCGGAGATAGAGAACGCCCCGCCGGGGATCTTCCCGACCTCTACCGCTGCGGCAGGACAGTCAGGCCAGCCGACCACGGGGCGCCTCATGAGTATAGCGGACCTGTTACGCGGCGTGACAACGCAAGATGGAACGCCGGTGATGCAGCGATGAATGTCAATCGACCGCGATGCGATGACGACAACGATCATGCGGGAGCCCCCTGATGGCCGGCGCCGGTCTCCACCTCGAGGTCAAGGTCGACGACGCCGAACTGCGCGCCAAGCTGGCGCAGCTCATCCGTAAGTGCCGCCACCCGGCCCCGGCGCTGGAGGAGATCGGCGAAGTGCTGTGGAAGAGCACGCGCCAGCGCTTTGAGACCGAGAGCGGCCCGGACGGCGCCAAGTGGGCGCCCAACAGCGCGGTCACCCTGGCGCGTAAGCTCGGGGTGATCATGGGCAAGAAGAGCAACGTGACCAAGTCCGGGGGCCTGAGCGCGCGCGGACGCCGCGCGGTGGGGGTGCAGAAGGTGCTGACCCAGAGCGGCATCCTGGCCGACACCATCGCCCGGCAGTTGATCGACGGCGGCCATGGGGTGGAGGTCGGCACCAACCGGGTGTATGGCGCGGTGCAGCAGTTCGGCAACCCGGCCAACCGCTTTTACAACACCCCCGGCGGCGCCCCGGCGCCGATCCCGCCGCGGCCGTTTTTGGGCATCTCCGACGAGGATCGGACGCGGATCATCGAAATTCTTGAGGACTATCTGCGCCCCTAGCGCCTGACCATGGTGCGCACGTGTTGCGCACCTAGCTAGCAGCCCGCGACAGCCGCTCGGGGTACCATCGGAGCGGTTTTGCCGGCGGGCCGTCTACGGCCTTCCTAGCGCCGCTGTCGCGCGCGGGCACGGCAGCGCAATAAAGGGCGTTAGTCGCCCCGACCGGACAGCGCGCGCACCATGCGCCCATGTCGCACCCCACCCATCCCCCCAAGCACGCGCCTCTCCCCCCCGGCAATCCGGCCGGGGGGCCAGTGGTGATGCAAGCCGAATGCTGTCGTGAGCTGCCGCTGGTCGATGGCGCACCGCCGGCCCGGTTGTTGCTGGCGCCGGCCGGCCCCTTTGTGGGGCGCGACGGCCGACGCTACCGGCTGGACGATCCGCCGGCGTTGGCGGCGGCGCTCAATGCCACGGGCGCCGATCTGCCGGTGGACTGGGAGCACGCTACCGAATTGCTGGCCCCGCTGGGGCAACGCGCCGATGCCGCGGCCTGGCTGTCGGATTTCCGTGCCGACCCCGAGGGCATGACCGCGGCGGTGGCCTGGAATGCCCAGGGCGCCGACTCGGTGCAGTCGCGCGGTTACCGCTACTACTCCCCTGCGTATTACGTCGCCGCGGATCGCTCGATCACGGGGCTCAGCTCGGTCGGGCTGACCAACAAACCGAATCTGCGCCAGTTGCCGGCGCTCAATAGCGAGAACTCCACTATGCCGGACCTCCTCCCCGCGCCTTTGGCGCACGCGCTGGCGCTGCCGGCGGACGCTGACGCGGCGACCGCGGTCGCGGCCGTGAGCGCCTTGCAGACTGAGCTCAATGCCCTGCGTACGGCGACCCCGGACCTGTCGCGCTTTGTCCCCCGCGCGGATTACGACACCGCAATCAACCGCGCGGCGGCGGCCGAAACCGCGTTGCGCACCGCGCAAGCGGCAGAGCTCAACCGGCAGATCGATGCGCTCCTGGAGCGCGGTCTGCGCGAGGCGCGCATCACGCCGCCCACGGTGGAGTATCACCGGGCGCAGGCGCAGTCGGCGGGCGGGCTGGAGCGGTTGACCGCGTTCCTCGCCGCCGCGCCCGCGGTGCTGGACCCAGAGACCCGGACGGTGAAGCCGCCGCAGGGTGCGGCGGAACTCAATGCCGAGCAGCGGGCCATCATGGACGCGTTCGGTAACGCGCCTGAACTGCTGGCGAAATACGGAGCATCGGCATGACTGCGCTGACTCAAGGCCGCAATGCGCCGCGCATTGCCGGCGGTTCGTTCAACGGCCCGGTGGCCGCGGCGACCACCTGTTTCGAAGGCGGTCTGGCCTGCCGCGATGCGGCCGGCAACCTGGTGCCGGGGTCGACCGCGCTGGGGCTGACCGCGGTCGGCGTGTTTATGGACCGGGCGGTCAATGCGGGCGCGGCGGCGGCGCTCACCGTCGACTATGACGCCGGGGTGTTCGCGTTCGAAAACGCGGCGGCGGCCGATGCGATCACCAAGGCCGACATCGGCGAGCTGGCGTGGATCGTCGACGATCAGACGGTGGCCAAGCGCCAAGCCGGTACGCGCTCGGCGGCCGGCCAGATCGTGAACGTGGATGCGCAGTGGGTGTGGGTGGCGGTGGGCTGGACCCCGCCCGCGCGCGCCCAGGCGATCACCTTCGGGGCCCTGAGCAACACGGCGGCCGACGCCGCGGTGCTGCGCTGGGTGGCACCGTTCGCCGGGACCATCAGCAAGGGCTTCACCGTGCTCAACGCGGCGCTGGCCGGCGGCGATGCCACGCTGACACTGAAGATCGGCGCCACGGCAGTGACCGATGGCGTGATGACGGTGACGCAAGCCAGTTCGGCCGCCGGCGATGTGGACACCTGTGTGCCCAGCGCCGCGGCGACCTTTGCCGCCGGGGACGTGCTGTCGGTGACCGGCGGCGGGGCCTCGACCGCGACCTCGACCAGCACCGTGGTGCTGCTTGTCACTCCGCACGCGTAGGACCATCCGATGATCATCAACAAAACCAATATCGAGGAGGTCTTCCGGAACATCCGGGCGACCTTCAACGCGTCGCTGGAAGCGACCGAAACCCAGTACGGGCGGTTCACCACCACCATCAACACGGCGCAGATCACCGAGGCGATGGACTGGGTTGGCAGCTTGCCCAACTGGCGCAAGTGGGTCGGCGACAAGGTGGTCAACGCGCTGGCCGGGTTCACTTACAGCCTGACCTGCGAGCCCTACGAGTCGACCATCGGGGTGAAGAAGCGCGATCTGGAAGCTGATCGGCTGGGCATCTATCGCACCAAGGCGACCGGCCAGGGCGAATTGGCCGCGTACTTCCCCGACGAGCTGGCCGGGGCCGCGCTCAACGAGGCCTTTACCGGCCTGTGCTTTGACGGCAAGCCGTTCTTCGCCACCGACCATCCGACCACGGGCAAGAACGGCAAAGCGGCGACTTACAGCAACAAGGGCACGGTGGTGCTGAGCGCGGCCACCCAGGCGGCGGCCATTGCCAGCCTGGGCGCGGGGCTCAAGGCGCTGCGCACGATGAAGAACGACCAGGGCCGGCCGGTGCGGGTGCGCAACATCGTGCTGCTGGTGCCGCCGGCGCTGGAAGACGTGGCCATGGTGTTGGCGATGAACGATCGGCTGGAGGACGGCAAGCCGAACCCCTACAAGGGCCGCATCACGGTGGTGATGTGGGAGGAACTGACCAGCGAGACCGCGTGGTATCTGCTGGGCGAGGCCGGGGGCATGCGCGCCTTGGTGCTGTTGCAGCGTCAGGCGCCGACCACCGCGCAGGTCACCGATCCGAATGACTCGCACGTGGTGATGACCGGCGAGTTCCTGTTCTCGATCGAAGCCGATGCGGTGGTGGGCTATAGCTTCCCGCAGCTCGCCTGGGCCTCGACCGGCGCCGGCTGAGATGAGCTACACCACCCGTGAGGCGGTGGCCAACCGCCGCGGCACCCTGCCGCTGGAAGCCTACGGCGACGCCGATGCCGATGGCGCCGAGGACCCGGCGCGGGTGGCCGCGACCATCCTGGAGGTCGACGCGCTGATCGACGGCGCCTTGGTCGGCCGCTGGCCGAGCGCGGTCGGCACGGCCGCGCCGTTGCTCGGGATGATCGCCGTGGATCTGGTGATCGACCGCCTGGCGGTGGGCTTGGCGCGCACGCTGGAGATCGAGGAGGCCGGCCGCGCGGCGATGCGGCGCCTGCTCGACATCGCCGAGGGGCGGCTGGACCCGCGCCCGCCGGAGCCGGGCGGTGCGGTGGCGCCGGAGCGCGCCGGCAGTGCGCGCGCCTGGGTCGGCGACCAGCCGCTGACGCGGGCGGCCTTGGGCCGGGTGCTGTAGGCCGCGCCCATGACACAGGTGCGCATCCCGTATCCGGCCGCCGCGCCCGGCGAGTTGGGGCCGGTCAGCTTGAAGATCAGCCTGGTCGATGCGGCCGGGGCGCCAGTGCTGGGCTTCGCGCAGGAGGCGCTGCGCCACGTGCTGGTCCGCCGCGACCTGACGGCGGATGCGCTGGTGGACCTGCCGCCCAACGCGGGGCTGGCGCTGCCGGAGGGGGCGCCGAGTTATTACGCGATCGAGCTCGCCACCCCGCGCTACACCACGCGCTATCGCATCGAGGTGCCCGACAGCGCGCAGGTGCAGGAGCTGCGCGCGCTGGTGGCGGCAGCCCCGCTGGCCACCGGGCCGCAGGGGCCGGCGGGGCCGATGGGGCCGGCCGGGCCGGCCGGGGCCGCCGGGCCGATGGGGCCGCCCGGCGCGGACGGGGACATGCAGGCGGTGCTCTACGACCCGCGCGGCGTGCGCGCCGACGTGTTCGCTGCTGAGAACCTGATTGGGGCAATCGACGGCGGCGTTTTCTGATTGATGAGGACCTGATTCATGGCACGTATTCAACTGCGCGGCGGCCTCAAGTCCGCACTGCCGAACAGCAGCCTGTTGGCGCGCGAGCCGCTGGTCACGACCGACCGCGGCACGCTGCACCTGGCCACCGGGGGCACCACGCGGATCCCGGTGGTGCCGGCGCTCGACGATCTGGCCACCATCCCCGCGGTCGATGGGGCCGCCGACTTCCTGCTGATCCACGATGCTTCGGGCGCCGGCCAGAAAGAGACCAAGATCACCGTCAACGCGTTCAAGACGGCGCTCAACATCCCGGCCAGCTCGACCGATGAGAAGGTGGCCGCGGTGGCCGGCGGGACGGCCGGCTATCTGTGGGGCACCGACGGCAGCGACGGCGTGCTGCGCGGCTCGGCCTCGATCGCCCTGACCAAGGATGCGGGCAATGCGTTCATGGCGTTGGCGGTGGATGTGATCGACGGCGGGACCTTCTAGCCCATCATGGCGCAGCGGATTCGGGTCAAGCGCGGGACGCGCGCCCAGCTCGCGGCGGCGGCGGCGGCGAACGCCCTGGCGGCCGGCGAGCCGTATTTGATCACCGATGAGGGCGTGCTGGCGGTCGGCACGGCCGCCGGGGCCTATGCCGACACCGGCGCGAGCGCGGTATGGGTCGGCCTCAGCGCGCCCACGGCCGCGGCCTATCGGCTGTGGTTCGACACCTCCGACCCGGCGCTGGTGCCCGGCGGGCTGTGCCTGTATGTGCGCGATCCCACGACCGGTCAGTGGCTGCCCAGCCTGGCCGATGCGCTGCTGTTGGGGGTGCCCACGCAGTGGTATTGGCCCGCCCTGTTCGCCCCGGCAGTCGCGGTGCCGGCGACCAGTGCGGCGCCTGGCACACGCGGGCAGACGGCCTGGGATGGGATCTATCGGTATGTCGCGGTCGGCACCGCGGTGTGGATGCGCCAAGCCCCGGAGCGCATGTGGCCGGCGATTGACGGGGCGCCGACGCCGACCGCCCCCGGCACGGTGGGCGATATCCGCCTGGTCGCGGGGTATCTGTATGAATGCCTGGCCAGCGCCCAGTGGATTCGCTGGGCGGTGGAAACGGTCTGGAGCGACGCGGCGCTGGCGCCGCAGTCGGTGGGTTGGCCCGGCGGGGCGGCCTGGACCGCGCCGTATTGGTATCGCTATGTCGGCGCGGCCTGGGTTCGGGCCGCGGCGGAATTTACGTTTTAGGAGCGCCGCCGGATGGCAGACAAACTTGGCTTGATCGACCCGGACACCGGGGCCGCGGCCCCGGTGAAAGCGGCCGGCTATGCGCTGGCGGTGCAAGAGAACGTGATCGACCAGCAGACGGCGCTGGGTCTGAACAGTGCCGCGTTCGAGCCGGTCTCAGCGTTTGCTGATGCGGCAACGGCCAGCATTGCGCGCGCCGCGGTGACCTGGCAGAACATCGCCGATCTGAAGCTGTTGCACGCCGACGCACAGGGTGAGCTGGACCCTGTGGGCGGGGCCAATTTGCGCACGCTGCCCCCGCCCTATGCGACGTTGCTGACCGCGGCCCTGCCGATCGTCAACAGCACCGCGCCGACCGTTATCGCGTCCATCACACCGCCGACAGGGGTGGCCCCCACGGTCGGCGAGGCGGTCACGATCCTCTGTGTCGGCAGCTATTTCAACACCACCGCGGCGGGTGCGACCTCGCAATTCACCCTGTCGATCGCGCTCGGCGGCACCGTGGTGTTCCAGGACGATGTGAGCAACATCAATGCGCACGCCTCGCAGCGGCCCATGATCATCGAGCTGCAACTGATTCGGGCGGGCGCGGCCACGGCCGTGCTCTATGGGCAGGCCATCGTCAGCGTGGGGGGGCCGGCCGCCGTGGGCTTCGGCGATCAGAGCACGCTGATCAGTCGCGGCAATCCGCTGGTGGCGCCGGTGATCCAAGGCAGCCTGCTGACCTATGACTGGAGCAATCCCCCGGCGATCACGATCACGCTGGCGCTCGGCACCGCGCACGCCGAACACCAATATAACCGTGGGTTCGTGCGGGCCTATGCCGATCGGCTGCACGTGATCGAGGCCACGCCCACGCGCGCGGTGCTCAGCCGCGACACCACGCGGGCGATCGAGGGCAGCGCCTCGCTGCGGGCGGTGATCACGGCCGACGCGCGGCAGACCAACGATGCGGCGTTTATCTTGGGGCCGAGCGTGACGTTGACTGCCGGTCGCCAATATACGCTGTCGCTCGCGGTGTACGCGGAGCGCGAAGGGCTGCTGTTCCCCCGTTTCGGCAGCCAGATCAGCGGCGGCTTGTTCTGCGGACCGGGCTGGAACAAATTGCTCTGGACCTTCACCAGCACGGCCAGTGAGACGGTGCAACTACGCTTGGATGTGGGCGCGATGTTTACCAGCACGATCAACATGGATCGGATCATGCTGTTCGCGGCCAATGCGGACGTGTTCCGCCGCGACTTCGCCAAGGCGGTGGTGGTGGTGAATGCCACGCCCACCAGCCGCACGATCGCGCTGGGCGGCACGTTCCAGCGCATTGCGGGCACCCAGGACGATGTGAATAACGGCGCCGTGCTGACCGAGGTCATCGTGCCGGCCTACGACGCCGCCATCCTCGTGCGGCCGCAGAGCTAAGCGATGGACCTGCCAGCCAATCCCCAACCAGGCGACCGCCTTAACGTCGGCCAGCGGATGCTGGAGTGGACCGGCGCGCGGTGGGTGCTGGTGGCCGAGCAGGGCACGTTGATTCCGGGACCGGCGGGTCCGGATGGGCCGGCAGGGCCGGCAGGACCCGAGGGGCCGCCCGGCCCCGCGGGCGCGCTCGACGCGCCCTATCACTGGGAGCAATCCAGCGGCAGCGGCACCTGGACCAAGCCGGCCGGCGCGTACCGGACCGCCATCATCACGCTGAGCGGCGGCGGCGGCGGCGGCGGTCGGGGCTATGCCCTGGGCGCGGCCGGCACCGCGGTGTCGGGCGGCGGCGGGGGCGGCGGCGGGGGGTGGACCCAGATCGTGGTGCCCTGGGAGACGCTGCCGGCGACGCTGGCGTGGAGTGTCGGGGCCGGCGGCGCGGGCGGCACCGCGGGGGCGGGCGGCGCCGGCGGGGCCTCGAAAGTCGGCACCTGGCGGGCCGGCGGCGGCGGCGGCGGCGGGGCCGGTGCGACCGGCATCGCCGCGGCCGGGGCGGCCGGGGCCGCGGTGTTCACCGGCGGGATGGGCGGGTCCGGGGCCAGCGGGGCGGTCGGCAATACCGGCAATTACGGTGTCGGCCTGGCCAGCGGCGGCGCCGGTGCCGGCGGCGGTCTGGCGACCGCGCCAACGGCGTACCGCGGCAATGTCGGCCGCGCCGCGGCGCAGTATGTCCTCACTGATGGCAGCGATCAGCCGGTGATTGCGGGCGGCGCCTATGGCGATGTCGGGGTCGCCGGCACGGCGGGCGGCAGTGCGGTGCTGGCGACGCCCTTTGTGGATGCCGGCGGCGGCGGCGGCGGCGGCGGGGGGTCGAGCCTCAGCGCCAACGGCGGGGCCGGCGGGGCCGGCGGAGCGGGCGGCGGCGGCGGCGGCGGCGGCGGCGCGGCGATCAGTCCGGCGCTGCCGGGGGCCGGCGGGGCCGGCGGGGCCGGCCGCGTGGCGATCGACGGGATCTAGCCGATGAGTGTCTTAGTCGACATCGAAGACCGCTTGCTGGCCCGCGCCGCGCAACTGCTGGGGCCGCTGCTGCGCGCCTATGTGCCGCTGCCCGGCGGCTTCGGGGAATTGGCCGCGGTGCTGGCCGCGCACGGCGCCAAGCCGCCCTGCGTGCTGGCGGTGTGGCGCGGCAGTGCCCGCCCGCCCGACCGCATCCGCGACGGCCGCGTGGAAGGCCCGCCGGGGGCGCGCTTCACCTCCTCCTGGTCGCTGGTGGTGCTGACTCAGGCGAGCGCCGGGGAGTTGGTGCGGCGGCGCGGCACCGCGGCGGCGCCGGGCGCCTTGGCGTTGGCGGAGGCGGTCGCGGTGGCGCTGCACGATCACACGCTGCTTGGCATCGGCACGCTGACGGTGACCGGGCTGGCGCCGCTGGAGGGCACGGCACTGACAGAACTGGCCGCCACGCTGGTGGAGGTGCAGGTGGCGTTGACGCACGACCTGGCGGAGACGCTGCCGGACAACCTGGCCGAGTTCGCCCACTTTGCCGCGGACCTGGATCTGGCGCCGGCCGATGGCACGACCGAGGCCGGGGTGACGCTGGTGCGGGTGCCGCCGGACGCGTTTGCACCATGAAGAGTTTGCAGTTGCGCGGGCAGACTCCGCAGTACGTGCTGTACCGCCAGCCCATGACCGGCGTCATCCGGGTGTGGCCGCCGGCCCCGCGGGTGCCGGTGCGGGTCGGGCCGGCGGCGGCCGGTCCGCAGGTGTTGGCGCCGGTGCGCCTGGCGCCTGGCGGTACGGTGTTGCGCACGGCGCTGGTCGCGCCGGCGGCGGACGGCCCGCGGCCGGCGCTGGCCGATGAGCTGGGCGCCACGGTGCGCGCGCCCGGCACGGTGGCGGCGATCAGCGGGTTATGGACGGCGGTGGCCAGCGTCGCGGCGCCCGCCGGGCAGGCGCTGCTGCCGGCGGCGGCCGGGCTGCCGCAGGGGGCGCTGCTGGCGGTGCGCGATGGCGCCTGGGCGGTGACGACGGCCGCCGGCTGGGCCGCGGTGGGCACGCTGCCGGGCGGTGACCCGTTTCCGGACCCGGCCGGGCTGCCGGATGGGGCCATGGTGACGGTGCGTGACGGCGTGTGGATGGTGGAGACGGCGGGCGGGTGGGTGCCGACGACCGGGCGGCCGAGCGCGGCGGCCTGGCCGGCGGTGGGCGATGCGCCGGCTGGCGCGCTGTTGCAGGTGATTGACAACCAATGGGTGCCGACGTGAAACGACTGTTGCTGATCCCGGTGGGACTGACCGCGCTGGTGCTGGCGTGGCTGCTGTGGCTCAACCCGGCGGCGGCGGCCACGGTGACGATGACCAAGAACGGCGGCGGCAATTGGTCCGACCCCACGCTGTGGGATACCGGGACGGTGCCGACGGCGGATGACGAGGTGATCCTGGCCTCGACCGGGGGTGCGACGGTGATTGTCGATGTGCCGGTGACGGTGCAGCGCCTGGAACTGCGCGGCGCGACCATCGGCGGCTGGCAGACGCTCAGTGTCACCAATCAGACCCTCACTGTCACCGACGATCTGTATCTCTACAACTTCGCCCGGCTCAATCAGGGGCCGGGCGGGATCGTGATCGCCAACAGCTACCGCGTCGGCGGCGTGGCCAGCGGCGGCGCCGTGCTCAGCGAGGTCAGTTGGATCATCGCCGGCACCGCGACCAACCGGGCGGTGGTGCGCGGGCGCACCGCCAGCAGCGGGATTGCCACCGGTAACAGCAACGCCAACAGCCAGGAAGAGGAAATCCAATGGGCCTATGCCGATTTCGACCTGGACGGCAGCATCGTGTTGCCGCTCAAGGGCACCAACATCGCGCGCCTGTGGATCGATCACTGCCTGTTCGCCGGTACCGGCTACCTGGACTTCGGCATCTACATGCAAGGCGCGACCGGCGTGCGCATCACCAACAACGACTTTCGGTTCTCCGGGCAGAACCCGTTGGCGAAGGGGGTGTACGGCAACCTCGTCATCCGCCGCCAGGTCAGTCACCAGCCGGGCACCGACCAGCGGTTTTGGGGCAATGTGGTGTGGTGGACCCCCTACGGCAACGAGGCGGTCGGGCAAATCCAATTCAATTCGATGGGCGGCACCTGGGATATCCAGAATAACGTGTTCCAGGATGTGGTCAGCAACTACATGACCAACACGGGGCTATGCATCGGCCCGGACATCTACGACATCCATCACAATCTGTTCTTCTACACGCAGAACGTGCTGATTTCCGGCGCCGAACTCCAGTCCTACTGCGGCGTGAAGCTGCACGACAATCTGTTTCTGGCCCAGCGCAGCAACAGCCACATCATCAAGCTGCGCGGGGTCGGTACCCCGGTGTGCGAAGGGCCGTGGGACTACGTGTATGACAATGTGTTCGACATCGCCGACGGCGGTGCCGACATCATCATGCTGGGGCACTCCGATGTGGAGGTGACCCGTAACCTGTTTCTGGGCCGGGGCACGGCGGTCAGTGCCGGCCTGTCGATCAGCGGCAGCACCCGCGACATCATCGACCCGGAGAGCGTGAACTGCCAGGTGCTGGTGCGCCGCAACACCCTCTACTCGCAAGGCGCCGGCACCACACCGGGGGCGATGTACTGGAACGGCGAGACCAGCTACCACAACGGCGATCTGCGGTTCGCCAACAACCTGGTGGCCGACTCCGCCGCCTCGCTCAACTACGGCTATTCGGATCAGAATTTCTGGCTCGGCTCGCACTATGCCGACCTGCTCAAGTACGTCGACTACACCTGGTGGTGGAACGACAACGGCGGCGACTATGTGAAGTACCGCGTGCTGTCCGATCTGCTGACCGAAGGCGTCAGCGAGGGGTTCGGCAAGTTCGATCGCGAGGGCGATCCGCGCTTCAAGAACAAGCTGGCCCGCGTCGCGACCATGGACAGCTACCTGCAAGGCGACGAGCTGGGCAGCGAGACGCGGGCGCTGGAGGAGTTCAAGAAGCGCAACCAGAACGTGCCGGGCGAGGTGTTCAAGCCCTCCTACGTGGTGCAGTCGGCGCTGAACTACCTGCGCAACGCCTTCACCCCGCTGAATCTGGATCTGGACGGCAGCGGCCTGGACGGCGAGGACATCGGCGCGATCGACATCCAGGCGATCCCGAGCAGTCCGGCCGCGCCGACGTTGCGCAGCACGACCCCGGTGAGCATCAAGCTGGGCTGGCTGGAGCCGGTCGGCAGCGTGATCGAGAACTACGCCGTGGAGTACAAGCTGACCGATGCGGTGAACTGGTCGAACTACCCGGCCCTGTCGTATCGGTCCTACCTCACTGAGGCGCTGGAGGGCGGTGTGGAGGGCACGGTCGCCGGCCTGGAGACCGGGTTGTCGTACCAGTTTCGCGTGATGGCGCTCAGTAGCGCGGGGCAGTCGCCGTGGTCGACGGCCTCGGGCGTGCTGATCCCCTTCGGCCCGGCCGCGGTGCCGACCGGGGTGAGTGTGATCGAGGGCAATGCCCAGGTCGAAGTCGCCTTTGTGCCGCCGACCAACACCGGCGGCTTGCCGCTCTTGGGGTATCGCATCGACGCCACACCGGGCGGCGCCAGTGTGACCGGCACGGCCTCGCCACTGGTGTTGGCCGGGCTGACCAACAGCACGCGCTACACCCTGACGCTGCGCGCCTTTCACGAGGGCGGCGATGGGGCGGCGGTGACGTTTGCCGTCACCCCGCATGAGCCGATCCCGCCCCATGCGCCGGAACTGCTGACGTTGCGCCGGGCGCCGGGGGCGGCCTTCGACTGGCAGTATCAGTACGCCGCTGCGCCGACCGCCCCTGGGGAGACTTGCATCGAAGGCCAGCACGCCTGGGACGATACCTTCTTATATGTCTGCATCCCCGGCGGGCGCTGGGTCTATGTGCAGCCCAACAAACTGTGGTGAGGGATCTGACGATGACGACGCAATTCATTCGCCCCAGCGGCGACCCCGCGCACCGGGTGCTGCACCCGCATGGCCGCGCACTGGCGGCGGCGGGCGAGACGGTGGAGTGGTCGAGCTACTGGCAGCGCCATCTCAAAGCCGGGGCGATCGTGCTGGGCGCGGCGCCGAGCGCCGCGCCGCGCCCGGTCAAAGACACCAAAGAGGGTTAAGCGATGGGCGATCTGAGCCTGAACATTCCTTTAGATCTGCGCACGCCGGGGCAGTACATCGAGATCGATGCGTCGCGCGCGGTCGGCGGCCTGCCGATCCCGGATCGGCGCATCCTGCTGATGGGTCAGCGGCTGGCGACCGGCACGGTGGCGGCCGAGGTGCCGACGATGATCACCCGCGCGGCCCAGGCCGAGACCTACTTCGGCCGCGGGTCGATGCTGGCGCGGATGGGCGCGGCGCTGTTCGCCGGGCCGGGCCAGTATCGCGAGGTGTGGGCGGTGGCCTTGGAGGATGGGGCCGGCGGGGTGGCGGCCACCTGGACGGTGACGGTGAGCACGGTGTCGACGGGGCCGGGAACTCTGGCGCTGTGGGTGGCCGGCACCCGGCTGGCGGTGGCGGTGGATACCGGGCAAGCCGTGGCGACGACCGCGACGGCGCTGGCCGCGGCGATCAATGGCCAGAGCGATCTGCCGGTGACGGCGAGCGCCGCCGCCGGGGTGGTGACGGTGACGGCACGCCACAAGGGCGAGGTCGGCAACGGGATTGATCTGCGCATCGGGTATGCGGTGGGCGAGGCGCTGCCGGCCGGGTTGACGGTGGTGGTGGCCGCTGGAGTTTCCGGTACCGGAAATCCGTCGGTGACGGATGCGCTGGCGGCAATCGCCGGGGAACCCTTCTACACGCTGGTGATGCCGTGGACCGATGCGACCAATCTGGCAGCCTTGGAGAGCGAACTGGACTCGCGCTGGGGACCGCTGGAGCAGCGCACCGGCCATGGGTTCGCCGCGGTGTCGGGCACCCACGCGGCACTGATCGCGCTGGGGGATGCGCGCAACTCGCCGCATCTGAGCCTGCTCGGCACCGCCGGCTCGCCGTCGCTGCCGGCCGAGGCGGCGGCGGCCTGGGCCGGGGTCTGTGAGTATTACGGGTCGATCGATCCGGCCCGGCCGCTGCAATCACTCGCCCTGCCGGGGTTCCTGGCGCCGGCGGTCGAGCAGCGCTTTAGCCGTACCGAGCGCGATCTGCTGCTGCATCACGGCATCTCGACGGTGATCTATGGCGCGGATGGGGTGGCCTACCTGGAGCGGGTGATCACCACCTATCAGGGGACGCCCGGCGGGGTGGCCGATACCGCGCTGCTGGACTTGGAGACCAAGTGGACGGCCGATTACATCCGCTATGCGGTGCGCGCGCGCATCGCCACCCGCTTTCCGCGCCACAAGTTGGCCGATGACGGCACGCGCTTCGGGCCGGGACAGGCGATTGCGACGCCGCGGCTGATCCGCGCCGAGCTCATTGCGCTGTTCCGGGATCTGGAGGAGGCCGGCTTGGTGGAGGATGCGGCCGGCTTCGCCGAGGGCTTGCAGGTGGTGCGTAGCGGCAGCGATCCGAACCGGGTGAATGCGTTGTTGCCGCCCAACCTGGTCAACCAGTTCCGCGTCTTTGCCGCGGCCGTGCAGTTTCGGTTGTAGGAGGTTCTCATGGCGAACGGCTATCAGACGAGCGGGCGGTTTTGGGTGTATGTGAACGGCACCTTACTGCGCGCTAAAACCGGGATTACGGTCGCCGGCATCGGCGGCACCAGCCGCAAGCCGGTGGTGGGCGCCCAGGTGTGGGGCTTCAGCGAGGAGACGGTGGCCCCGAGCGTGGAGGGCACGCTGGCCGATACCGCCGACTTGTCCCTGATCGCGCTCAACCAGATCACCGATGCCACGGTGACGGTGGAGCTCGACACCGGCAAGACCTACGTGCTGCGGCACGCCTGGTGCGAGTCGGCGGTGGACCTGCAAGATGGCGACGGTGGGGTGAAGGTGAAATTTGGCGGGATGTCGATTGAGGAACAGTTATGAGCGACCAAGCGAACGACCAAGAGACGGGGCTGACCCTGGCCTATCCGATCCAGGCGCACGGCGAGGAGGTCACGTACCTGACGCTGCGCCGCCCGCGGGTGAAGGATCTGAAGCTGCTCGATGCGGCCCAAGGCGACGTGGGCAAGACCGCGGCGCTGATCGGCTCCCTGGCCGGGCTGACGCCCAAGGAGGTGGATCAGCTCGATGCCGGCGACTTCACCCGGCTGGGCCAGGCGGTGGCGGATTTTTTGCCGGGTGCCCAGCCAACTGGCGTGCCCTGAGCGCGGATTTGGCGGGGGTGTTTCACTGGCCGCCGTCCGAGTTGCTGGAGCTGGAGGTCAGTGAGTTGCTGGCCTGGCATGGGGAGGCCGGGCGGTGGGCGGGGGCGTAGGTTGGGGTGAGGAACGAACCCCAACAGGCCCGGTGGCCGCCCGTTGGGGTTCCTGCGTCACCCCAACCGACGGCCCTGCTCGCCGCGGCGCCCTAACAGGGCATCGCCGATCAGTCCGGCCAGGCCGATCATGATGGCCAGCACCAGCGTGAAGACGCTCCAGCCGACCAGCAGCCCCAGGGCCTCATCGAGGTGGTGGGTCTGGGGCAGAAAGAACGCCAGTGGGAGTGCCCAGATGAGCACGAGTCCGTAGCGAATGAAGCGCAGCATAGGTTACCCGTGAGTTCAGCCCTGACCCTTGGCATTATCGTCTCGCTGGTGGATCGCGCAAGCGGTCCGGCGCGGACGCTGGCCGCCAACCTCGACGCGATCGGCGTCAAGGCGGGCGCGCTGGCGGCCGGGCTGGCGGCCGGGATGGCGCCGATGATCCGCGCCTATGCGGACCTGGACGAGGGGGCGACGCGGTTGCGCGCCACGCTGATGGACAGCAGCGGGAAGGTGCCGGAGACCTTCAAAGCGCTGAGTGCCGAGGCGCTGCGCCTGGGCTCCACGCTGCCGGGCACCACCAATGATTTTTACCGCATGTTCGACGTGATGTTGTCGGGCGGCGCGACAGTGCAAGACATCCTCGATGGGCTGGGCGATTCGACCGCCTATCTGGGAATCGTGACCAAGCAGAACTACGAGGCGATTGCCAAGAGCACCACCAATCTGCGCGCGAGCTCCGGCGTCGCCGCCAAGGACATGATGCCGTTCCTGGATGTGATCCAGCGCGCGACCAAGATCGGCAGTAGCGTCGCGGACATGGAGATGACCTTTGCGCGCTCGGCGGCCGGCATCAAGGCCACCAACATCCAAGGGCTGGAGGCGAGCCAATCGCTGACCGTCCTGTACTCGATGCTCAACAAGATCACCAACTCCGCGGAGGTGACCGGCACCGCCTTTGGCTCGATGCTGATGAAGTCGATGGACCGCGAGACGGTCGATGAGGCCAACAAGGGCCTGAAGAAGTTTGGTATCACGCTCGACTTCGTGGACAAGAAGACCGGCCAGCACAAGGGGCTTCAGCACTTTATGGCGCAGTTGGAGAAGCTGCGCAAGCTCAACCCGGAGGAGCGGCTGAAGGTCCTCAACGATCTGTTCGGGGCGGATTCCGGGATTTCGTCGGTCGGCGGGGAGGTGGTGAAGATCGGCGCCAGTGGACTGGCAGCGGGGACCGCGGAGCTCGCCAAGCAGGCCAACCTGCAACAGCGGGTGAAAGAGATTCTGGGCGACACCAAGAACATCTGGGGGTCCCTGATGGGGACCATCGAGACCGTTGCGGCACTGCTGGCCGGCCCGCTGGTGGAGTGGGCCAAGCCGCTGCTCAATGACCTGAACGCGGTCATCGGCAAGGTGGGCGCGTGGGTGCAGGCCAACGAGCGGCTGGTGTTGATCGGCGGCCAGATCGCCGCGGGCCTGGTGGCGGCGGGCGCGGCGATTGCCGGGATCGCCCTCACGGCCAAGACGCTGGGCTTCCTGTTCGGCGGCAAGGGCGGCAAGGGCGGCCAGGGCGCACCGGGCGGTGGACTGCTGGACGCGGCCACCGGGGTGGTGAAGGTGTTTGTGACCAACTGGCCGGGCGGCGGGATCGACGGCCCGGACGGCGGCGGCAAGTCGGCCGACAAAGCGGGTGGCGCAGCGGGTACCAAGGCGGGCGCGCAAGGCTTCGGCCGGGCCATCGGCAATGTCGGCGCGCTGGGGCTGTTGGGCTGGGGCGGTGCGGCGCTGGCGGTCGGCGGCGCGGCCGGCTACGCCACCAACCGCGCGACCCAAGGCACCAAGTTCATGGACGGCATCGATTCCGGGGTGCGCTACGTGCTGGCGCGCTTGGGCAATACCACCGCCCAACTGGAGGAGCATACCGCGCAGGTGCGGCGCGCGGCGGCGGTCACCCCGGACGCCAACGCCCAGCGCTGGGAGCCCATCGGCAAGGTCAACCTCGGCCCGGCCGTCCCCACCCTCACCCCCGACCCCGCCGCCGCCCAGGCGCAAACCACCGCCGCGCAGACCCAGGCGAGCGCCGCGCAGACCCAGAGCACCGCCGCCCAACAGCACGGCACCGCGGCGCAGACCCAACAGCAAGCGGCGGACGCGGCCCAGAGTGCGGCCAACACCATGCAGTCCGCCGCCAACCAGTTACAGAACATCAACGGCACCATCACGGTGCGCGTCACCGGCCCGGCGCAGGTCACCGGGGTGAGTGCCACCGGCCCGGTGGAGATCGCCGCCAGCGCCGACCAGCGCGGTCCGACCATGGGGGGCCTCTGATGAGCTGGCGCGACCGCCTGCTGCCGGCCAGCTTCCGCGGGGCGCGTTTCTTCGTCGCCAAAGACACCCGCCAGGGCGGGCGGCGCATCGCCGTGCACGAATACCCGTTGCGCGACATCCCCTACGCCGAGGACCTCGGCCGCAAGGCCCGCACCTACGCCATCGAGGCGGTGCTGGTCGGGCCGAATTACGATCGCGATCTGGCGGTGCTGCTGGCCGCGCTGGAGGCCTCCGGCAGCGGGCTCTTGACGCATCCGACCTATGGCCTGGTAGCGGTGTGCGTGCAGGGCTTCAGCAGCGCGCTGTCGAGTGCCGAGGGCGGCGTGGCGCGGGTGCAGTTGGATCTGGTGGAGGCCGGCACCAACACCCATCCGCTGGCGTTGCCCGATTCCCTGGCCGGGGTGGCAGCGGCGGTCGACCAGGTGATGACGACGATCCAGGCGGTGCTCGACCCGGCGCTGGCCTATGTCGATCAGGCGTTGGCCTATGCCGCGCTGGCCCAGGGCTATCTGCTGCTGGGCTATCGCATCGTCGGGATGCCCTCGTTGGTGGTGGAGGCGGGGCGCGCCTTGCTGGGGCAGTTCCTGGCCCCGCTGGCTGATCTGGGCAGCACCCTGGGGATGAGCGACGCCAACCGCGCGGCGCACGTCGCCGGGCTCGGCAGCGCGGTGCGCGAGCTGGACACCCGCGCCGGGTCGGCCGCCCTGGTGGGGGCCACCATTACCACCGAGCTGACCGCGTTGCGCACCCGCGCCGCCGCGCCCTGGCCGGCCTGGCAGGCGTTGTCGACCTTGACCGCCTGGGGCGCCGACCTGCCGGTGGTGCCGACCAGCACCGCCGCGCGCTTGGCGCAAGCGCACAATCAAGCGGTGGTGGTGGCCGCGGTGCGCGATGGCGCACTCGCCCAGGGCCTGCTGGCCGCCCTGTCGGGGGTGGCCGATGCCGCCGATGGGGCGGCGGTGGCGGCGCTGGAGGCGGGCATTCCGGTGGCGGGTCCCGAACTCGGCGCGCTGTGCGCGCAACTGACGGGGCTGATCGATGCGCGGCAGGCGGTCGCGTCCGATCCCCTGTATGCGGCGTGGGCGGCGGTGCGGGTGGCGGTCGCGCAGGATCTGGCGGCGCGGGCGCTGGTGGCGCCGCGTCTCACCACGGTGGTGCCGGCACGCACGCTGCCGGCGCTGGTGCTCGCCTATCAGTGCCACGGCGATGCCACGCGTGACGCCGAGCTCGTCAGGCGCAATGGCATTGCGCACCCCGGTTTCGTGCCCGGCGGCCAGGCGCTGGAAGTGCGCACATGATCATCCCCCGCCTGCTGCTTGGGACCAGCGCCTATACCGGCTGGACGGCGCTGCGCGTGCACACCAGCATCGAGCACTGCGCCAGTGCCGCCGACCTGACGGTGACCGAACGCTGGCCGGGCGCCGACCCCGCGCGCGCCACGCTGCGCCCCGGTCTACGGGCGACGCTGCAACTGGGCACCCAGACGGTGCTGACCGGCTGGATCGATGCCGTGTCACGGGACTTGGGGCCGACCCTGCGCACCATCCAACTGGCGGTGCGCGATGCCACCGGCGACCTGGTGGATTGCTCGGCGCTGGTACGCCAATACACCGGGCAGACGCTGCTGCAGATCGCCACCGACCAGTGCGGGGCGCTCGACCTCGCGGTCGCCGCGACCCCCAACACCGACCTGGGCGGCCCCTTCAAGCGGGTGGCCAGCGAACCGGGGCAGAGTGTCTTTGAGTTCCTGGATCAGCTCGCGCGGCAGCGCGCGGTGCTGTTGCTGCCCGATGGCCAGGGCGGCCTGCTGCTCGGCCGGCCGGGTTTGACGCTGTCCCCGACCGCGCTCGTGGAGGGCGACAACCTGCTCGGCATGCAGGCGGTGGCGGATTGGCGCGACCGCTACAGCCGCATCGTGGTCTACGGCCAGAGTGCCGGGGATGATGACTGGCACGGCAAGCAGGCCGCGGAGCTGCGCGCCGAAACCACCGATGCGGCGGTGGCAGACTCGCGCCCCCGGCTGTTGGTGGTGACCGCCGAGCAGGGCGAGACCGACTTGAGTGCCCGCGCTGACTGGGAGCGCCGCACCCGCGCCGGCCGCGCGCTCAAAGCGCGCGCGCGGGTGCAGGGCTGGGAAGCCGTTCCGGGGCGGCTGTGGCGGGCCGGCGAGACAGTGCGCGTGCAAGCGCCGGGGATGGGTGTCAGCGAGACGCTGGTGATCGTCGGCGTGCACTACAGCCTGGATCAGGGCGGCACCACCACCGACCTGGAACTGACCCGCCCGGATGCCTATGCCGCGCCCGCCGCGCGCGAGCAGCCGCCCACCGACACCGCCAAGGTACCGGCCGGCTGGTGGATGTGATGGACGCCGTCAGCCGCCGCCTCGCGCCCCTGGCCCGGCGCCTGCGCAATCTGGTGGTACGCGCCACGGTCACGCTGGTGGATGACGCGCCCACCATGCAGTCGCTGCAAGTGGCGGCGACCACCGAGGAGACGCTGGACGCCTGCGAACACTGGCAGGGCTACGGCCTGACGGTGCACCCGCATCCCGGCGCCGAGGCGCTGTTGCTGGCGGCCGGCGGCACCCGCGCCATGCCCTTGATCATCGCCTGCGCCGACCGCCGCTATCGCCTGACCGGTCTGGCGCAAGGCGAGGTCGCACTCCAAGACGACCAAGGCCAAACCATTGTGCTGCGCCGTGGGGGCATCGAGATCACCGCGCCCCAGGGGCTGACGATCACCGGTGATGTGACGCTGACCGGCAACCTGACGCAGACCGGCGACACCACCCAGACCGGCAACTTGACGCAGACCGGCGATCTCACCCAAACCGGGAACGTCAACGTGACCGGCAGCGTGGCGGCGACCACGACCGTGACGGCCGGCGCGGAGTCGCTCACGGCGCTGGCCGCGACCTTCGCCGCGCACAAGCATTGGGTCTTCACCACCTCGGCCAAGACCGGACTGCCGCTGACATGAGCGATTTACAGACCGTTTATAGCGGGTTTTTAGCGGGTGCCGACCTGGCGCTCGACGGCCTGGGCCTGGCCACCGATGGCGGCCTGGGCACGGCGGTGCTGCTGTCGCTGTTCACCGATCGCCAGGCGGCGCCGGACGATGTGCTGCCCGCCGGCGCCACCGACCGCCGCGGCTGGTGGGGTGACGTGGTGCCGCTGGCGGACGGCTATCAACTGGGCTCGCGGCTGTGGCTGCTGAGCCGCGAGAAACAACGGCCCGAGGTCCTGGAGCGCGCCCGCTTCTATGCCGAGGAAGCGCTGACCTGGCTGGTGACCTGCGGCGCCGCGGCCGCGGTGCGCGTGGACGCCACCAACCCCGTGCCCGGCGTGCTGGCGTTGGCGGTGACGGTGACCGCCCCGGCCGCCGGCACCCAGACTTATCACTATCAATGGGAGTGGATGCGCGATGGCGTTTGAACGGCCAACCTTGGAGACCCTGATCGCGCGCGCCGCCGCCGATGCCGGCACGCGCCTGGCCGCGGGGGCGCCGCTGCTGCCGGTGTCCAACCTCGCGGTGTTGGCGCGGGTGCTGGCCGGGGCGGTGCACGGCCTCTATGGCTATCTGGACTGGATCGCCCAGCAGACCCTGCCCGACACCGCGGACGCCGACGCGCTGGATCGGCACGCCGCACTGTGGGGGCTGGGGCGGCTGCCCGCCGCCTTCGCCGGCGGCCACGTCACCCTCACCGGCACCCTGGGCACCGTGGTGCCGGCGGACGTGCGGCTGCGCCGCGCCGATGGCGTCGAGGTCGTCACCACCGCCGCCCTGGCGCTCGACGGCAGCACCCCGGCGGCGGTCAGCGCCGTGCTGCCGGGCGTGGCCGCGAACACCACGGCCGGCACCGCGCTGACGCTGGTCAGTGCGGTGCCGAGCGTCAGCGCCGCGGCGGTGGTGGCCGCCGGGGGCCTGACCGGCGGCGCCGATGCCGAGACCGATACCGCGCTGCGCACCCGCGTGCTGTGGCGCTTGCAGCAACCGCCCCACGGCGGGTGTGCCGCCGACTATCTGGCCTGGGCGCTGGCCGCCCATCCCAGTGTGACGCGCGCCTGGGTCTTTCCCAACGAGGCCGGCGCCGGCAGCGTCACGGTGCGGGTGATGACCGATGGCGCGAGCAGCGACGGGCTGCCCAGTGCCGAGGTGAACGCGGCCGTGGCGGCCGCCATCGCCCCGCTGCGGCCGGTGACCGCCCGTGTGGTGGTGGTGGCGCCGGTGGCGGTGCCGTTGACCGTGACGCTGCTGCCGACCCCCGACACCTTGGCGGTACGCACCGCGATCACCGCCGCGGTGCGCGATCTGATCTTGCGTGAGGCCGCCCCCGGCGGCACCCTGCTGCTGTCGCACCTGCGCGCCGAGATCAGCGCCGCGGTGGGCGAGACCAACTATGTGATGGCCAGCCCCGCCGCCGACGTGGTGATGGACCCCGGGTACATCACCACCTTCGGCAGCATGAGTTGGAGCGCCTGATGATGGACGCTGCCGCCTATCAGGACGCGCTGCTGAGCCTGCTGCCCCAGGGGTTGCCCTGGCCGCGCGAGACCGCAACCGTGCTTGGCCAATGGTTGGGCAGTTGGGCCGATACCCTGGCCCGCGTCGACACCCGCGCCGCCGATCTGCTGGACGAATGCGACCCGCGCACCACGGTGCAACGCCTCGCCGACTGGGAGCGCGCCTACGGCTTGCCGGACCCCTGTCTCGGCGCCTTGGGGGATGACGCGCTGCGCCGCGCCGCGCTGCTGGTGCGGGTCACCGGCCAGGGCGGCCAGTCGCCGGCCTACTATCTGGCACTCGCCGCGGCGCTGGGGTTCAGCGCCAGCATCACCGAATTCGACGTCATCCATGACGTGACGCAACCGGTCACCGCCGCGCTCACCGGCACCGCGTGGGCCTACCGGTGGACGCTGCATCTGGATGTCACCGTGCCGGTGCAGCACTGGCGCGTCGATGGCCGCGTCGACACGGCCCTGGGCTCCTGGGTCGGCAACGCCGCCCTGGAATGTCTCCTGCGCCGGCTCAAGCCCGCGCACACCCTGCTCGTCATCAGCTACCAACCCGCAGTCGCGGGCGTGGGCATGCTTTACTCCGGAGGTT